GATAAGAGACGATCAGAACACGCACAACACATACTCGTTCCAGCTCCGTAAATAATGAATCAAACTTATTGTCCTTGCCCTAAGTGCGGTCAACTTAGGACTAGAGTTGTATGCACTAAACGGGATAATGATGGAGTCACTATTAGGCGCAGAAAATGTCCTATTTGTGAACACCGTTGGTATTCACTTCAATATCCAGAAGTTGTGATAGAAACAGGCGAAGTAAAATGGAAAGGTAGAGAAACTAAATATGTACCTTTAGAGGTCAAATAGTTTCCTAAGAAAGTTTTTAAACGTACGTTGTCTAACAGGATTTTCTAAGCAAGCAATTCTCGCTTTGCATTTTGCTATTTCTGTTAAACAATTAGCAATGAATTGTGCTTGCTGAAAGCTTTGCCTTTCGACTGCTTCGCAATGCCTTAAGAGTTGATCTTTAGTAGCTCCTTCTGAGAACCATCTAATCTTTTTCTCCAGCTCCAGTTCTTGTTCAACTGTAGGAGGTTCCATTAGTTGATCTAAC